TCAACTTTATTTTGAACATTGTTTAAAAATTCAGAATTTTGGGACAGGAGAGCTTATACCGTTTAAGCTAAATGAGGTGCAACAGATAATGCATTCTATGATGCAGAGACAGTTAGCCGAGCATAACCATGTTAGGATGATTGTTTTAAAGGCCCGCAGGTTCGGCATATCAACCTATGTACAGGGGCGGTACTTCCGTCATGCCGCAATGAACCATAATAAGGTGGTACAGATCACCACCCATAGTAAGGCGGCTACAGATGTCATGTTTGCTATGACACGTACAATGGAGCAAAACCTTCCACAGGAAATAAAACCACAACTTAAATATAGCGGTAGGAGAGACCTACATTGGGGCAGCGAGGAGGGCGGCCTTAACTCGTCTTACTCCCTTTCAACGGTGGGGGGCCGTGAAGTACGTGGTAGTAAGATAGACTATTTACATTGTAGTGAAGTAGCATCTTGGTCAGGAGGCGGTGAAGACTACCTACTTGGGCTGCTCAATTGTGTTGTACAGGGTTTTGAAACAGAAGCGGTAATAGAATCAACGGCTCAGGGCGTAGGTGGTGTATTTCATGATATGTACTGGGATGCGGCAGAAGGTAATTCAGGTTGGGAGAGTGTATTTTTCCCTTGGTATATATATAGTCACTACAGTAACCCATTTAAGTCAGAAGAGGACAAGGAGTTATTTAAGAATGAGTTAGGACAGGACAAGAGATACGGCGGTGAGGAAGAAACTGCGCTATTAGATATGTTCTGTAAGTATGATGTAGGTGATGAGGTTAAAGAGTTCAAGGTAACACTAGAGAATTTAAAATGGAGGAGGCAATGTATAAAGACTCAATGTCAGAATGACCTCAGAAAATTTCATCAAGAGTTTCCAACTACAGCCAGAGAGTCCTTTGTCACTACAGGAAGGAGTGTATTTAATATAGAGACCCTCAGTAATCTTGTTTTAACTTCAGAAAAACTTCAACGAGAGAGACCGTCAGAAGGATTCCATATACCCGTCCAAGCGTGGAAAGAACGGGGCGGTGAGAAGTATATCATAGAGGCAATGGATGATGGAGAACTACAGGTATGGGAAAGGCCAATTCCGGGTAATGAGTATAGAATAGGTGGTGATATATCAGAGGGTATAGACGTAGGTAGGGACACAGACTGGAGTGTTGGTGTGGTCTTAAATGCTTCAAACATGGACGAAGTGGCAACTATAAGGGTGAAGATTGATCCAGACTTATTTGCATGGCAACTTGCAAGTTTAGGTAAATGGTATAATAATGCAAAACTAATTGTTGAAAGGAACAATCATGGATTAGTAACCCTAAAATTCCTTTCAGACGTACATATGTACCCAGACATATACTCAGAGAAGATATTAGACGAGAGATCAAGCCGTTCTGCTCGTAAATTAGGTTTTCATACCACAGTAAAGTCTAAACCCCTGATAATTGATTATTTAAAGGAATTAATAAGAGAAAATGAGATCAGAATCAGGAGTCCCAAGGTTCTGGATGAGCTACAGACATTCGTAAACTATCCGAATGGTAAGATGGCGGCCCAGTCTGGTTCTCATGATGACTGTGTAATGGCTTTAGCGATTGCATGTTTTGGGTGTAAGATGTTTCCTGCGAGACCGGAATGGGAAAAAAATATAGATAGAAGGCATTGGAAGCCTGAGCTAAAATTTTACCAACCATCTCAATTATGAGTAATGTAATAGAGGTTCAGTTTGGCAGTGGTATTTTGCCAAATGAGGATAAGTTTGTCAAGGAATTACAACCGCTACTGGAAGAGATGGTAGATGTAGCCTGTAATAGCTATGGCAACAAGTTAGGATGTATAATGATTGAGTCCTTATGTTTATCTTTGGATAAGATAAGGGAAAAGTTACTTAAGCAAATTGAAAACGATAAAAAGTATATACTTACTATGGAAAATGGTGATATTATAGATTTAACTTTAGAAACAAATGAATAGAGGCAAGGAGTGATGATATAATGGCGGAATACGAAATGGAGGAGCCTCAAAAAGTAGCTGTTGAGGTTAAGGTTGTAGAAGCAGAGGTAGATGACTTTGCCAAGGTAATACAGGAAAAATTTGAGGAGGCAAGGGACTACCGTAGAGATCACGAACAACATTGGTTGGAGGCTTACGATGCTTACAGAGGAAAGTACCCCTCAAAAATATCGAAGGCGCATGAGTTGGCAAGTGAAAGGGGTATATTTGTCAATCAGACTCGCCGTAAGATTAATTCGGCGAAGATTAAGATTAACACGTTACTATTTGAGGACGGGAAAGTACCATTTAGTATTACCCCCTCACGTAAACCAAGGTTCTACCCTCCAGATATACAGGCACCACCCGACAGACCTGACATGCTTGAGGACGCAATCCTTGAACGCTCTAAGCAGATGGAGTTCAAGATTCGTGATATTCTGGAAAGAACTAATTATAATGAAGAAGTTCAACATGCTATACACGAAATGTGTCTGTATGGGACGGGATGTACAAAGGGTATTTCCCTTGAATATAAAAATTTTCCTGTCTACACAACGGTTACGACTCCAGATGATATGGTCGCAGTTGAGTCGTTCCTTGAACAAGAATTAATGCCAGCATGTAAGTTTGTCAGTATTTGGAATGTATTTCCATCTCCAGAGGCAATCAATGCAGAAGATGCAGATTATGTTATCCAAAGATCGTTCCTTAGTAAGATACAACTCAGAAAGCTCGCAAAGACAGCAGAAGGCTTTATTCCGGGTGCACTTGAGGAAGTTATTGAAAACGAGATTGGGCTTGCCCACGGATGGGACGACAGCGAACACCCTAAAAAGTACAACGAAACCTCAGCCACAAGACTAAAGAAGTTTGAGGTATTAGAGTTTTGGGGCCGTTTAGACGGTAAAGACCTAGAGACTCACCTACCAATTGAATCAGAGGATATTCCAGATGCCCTACCTGTTGTAATTACTGTTATAGGGGATAAGGTTGTTAAGATTGCAGAAAATCCTTTCGATGACACCTTGCCATTCCATTTCTGTAACTGGCAGAAGAATCCAGAATCAATATGGGGGGACGGCATATACTATGCAATAAGAGATGCACAAGCAATATTAAACTTCTCATATGCAATGTTGGTAGAGGGCAAATCTTTATCAGCGGCCCCACTAACAGTTATAGATCCTAATGCATTTGAACCGGGTACAGATACAGAACAGATATATCCGGGTAAACAGTTCCGTGTAAAACCCGGAGCTTCAGTCCGAGATTCCTTCACTTCAGTACAAATTCCAGATGTAACAAATGGACTCCTTTCAGTAATACAGCAACTTGAACGTGAAGCTGACTTGGATTCAGGTCAGACCAGTATAGGTTACGGTGACATGTCACCTGCACAGACCAAGACAGCCACAGGAATGTCCATCCTTAATTCCAATGCAAATAGACAGACAGCAGATGTAGTACGGTCAGTATCTACAATGATCACCAAGAACATAAGTGCTATATACCGCTGGTTAATGGTAGATTCCACAGATATGACTATTAAGGGGGATTATGAAGCAATATCAACGGGGTATGAGCAATATGTTGCTAAGGAAGTACACAATACACAGCTTATAAACTTTCTGCAAGTAATTGGTCAAATGCCAGAGATAAAGCAGTACCTAAAGCAGGAGGCATTCACAAGACCGTTACTCAGGGCATTTAATATGGAGCCGGATAAGGTTGTAAAGACAGAAGAAGAGGTAACACAGGAAATGCAAGCCCAACAACAGGCACAGCAACAAGCAGTACAACAACAAGCTCAAGCAGCAGAACAACAGGCCCAGCAGCAAATGAAAGCACAGGCTCAAATACAGGCTCAACAGATACAGGGTCAAGCACAAGCGAATATGATTGTTGAGCAGAAGAAGGCTATGCTGGATGAAAAACAATCTGTAGGAGAAGATCAGCGTAAGTTGGTAATGCAGGAAAGGTTAGAATTAACTAAACAAGGTAATGTATTAAATCCAGCACACCTAGAAAATTATAGTGTTCTATTACGTGAAGAGTCTGAAGGACAAACAGATCAAATGTTGCAAAACGAAGAAGCTATGATAAATCAAGAAGAGACAGAATCAAAACAGGCTATGGCACAAGCACAGCAAGGGCCGCCTCAAGGAGGGCCAGAACAAGCCCCCGGAGGAATGCCGGAAGACCCAACACAAGCAGGGTTAGCACAAGAGAGGTTACAGGGAGGCCCATCTGCACAAGATATTCAACGAAGGGAGTTT